AGTTGCAGACAGCACTGATAAGATTATTGTGGCTACCTATGGTGTTGCCGCTGTGGGTATTAATATCCCTAGGATTTTTAATTTGGTTCTTATTGAACCCGGCAAAAGTTTTGTCCGTGTTATCCAGAGCATTGGACGCGGCATAAGAAAAGCCGAAGACAAAGATCATGTGCAAATATGGGACATCACCTCAACCTGCAAGTTCGCCAAGCGGCACCTAACCAAACGCAAAACTTTTTATCGAGAAGCCAACTATCCATTCAGTTCAGAAAAACTTGAGTGGATGAAAATTGCTTGACTTTTCAATATAAATCCTGTATTATCTAAACATGCGCATACTAACACTCGACAACGCTCCTTACGATCTAGATCATCTGCCTGAACAGGTAGAAGACATGAGATTTGCAATATTAGACAACTCTGATCCTGCCAATCCAGACTATCACTATATTCCACTGATCTTTTTGGAAAGTTTCAATGCACCTGCCTTGATATTGCAGATAGGCACCAATAGAATACGAATGCCTGTGGACTGGCAAATACTAATTGGTGAGCCGGATGTGGGCGATTTGGAAATGTTGCCACTGACATCAATCAATGATCGTGGATTCCGAGCGTTCCAATTCAATCCACTGAGCAGTTTCCGCCCCTCCTTCCCTAACATAGAGATTGTGGATGTATATCAAGAAGTGGCATGGTATGCACCCAAACTCAAGAACGGTCAAATGTTGTGTGTGCCCATAGATGACAGTGCGACTCCAGACTGTGTGTACTTTGTGAAAGACGTCAGTCGCAACTGCGAGATAGTGGACTACAACCGGGCCTGGTAATGGGAGCACTCAAGCCAGACACCAAGTATATCTACGAACGTGCTGATGGTATAATCTATGCTCGAGAGTTTGGCGCCGATCCCAGCACACGAAAGGTGGTGGGGTATGAAAGTGGTCGCGAGTACGATCCTATAACAGGACACCGGATAGACTACGACTCAAGAACTCCAGATGGTAGACCCTTGCATGATCATATCCGGGAAGATCGACTGTGGGGCAATATTCGGCGCGAGGCACGGACCAATCCCACTTTACAAGATGCACTGGAACGTGCTATAATGATCTATCAATTGAGTAAAACTGATGAGCGATAAACTAAACATTGCCAACGAGATGCGTATGTTTGACCGCAAGGTCAGATCATTCTATGACGACTTGACCCCAGAAGAAAAGAAAAAGTTTTCAAACTATCTCATGATACGTTGGGGTTCGTCAGTAGAAGGATCACGTGATCTACAAGAGTTTTATGTTATCAGTTGTAACGAGCGATTGAACAAGCACTTCTTTGATGTGGCCAAACATCCGCAACTGCAATGGCTCATGGCCACAAGTGTGAGCCCAGGACTGGGCACACCAAGACATCCGTGGATTGCACCACGCAAAAAAGAATCCGGACTCAGTGCCAAACGCAAAGCACTTGTGACCATGTATCCAGACTACAAAGATGACGAAATAGATGTCATGGCGCAGATAACCACACAACGAGAAATAGACGAATACAATAAGCAAGCAGGTAATGATAAGAAATGACATTCACGTGCGAGTATTGTAAGAAAACATTTGCTAGAGAAACTAGCATAGCAGTTCATGCATGTGAACCCAAGCGTAGACGTCTAGCACGAGATGAAGCAGGTGTGCGCATGGGGTTCCAGGCCTATATCCGGTTCTACGAAACCATGCAAGGCTCAGCAAAGAACAAAACGCACGATGACTTTTGCGACTCGCCCTACTACCGAGCGTTTGTGAAATTTGGAAACTATTGTGTCAACACCCGTGTGGTAGCACCTGAACGTTTCATGACCTGGTTGCTAAAGGCACAAAAGAAAATTGATCACTGGTGCAGTGACAACATCTATACAGAGTATCTTGTGGAATATCTGCGTGTGGAAGCAGTGGCGGATGCCTTGGCTCGAGCAGTAGAATACAGCATGAGATGGGCAGAGGAAACAGGCAACCCCGCACATGACTGGATGCGTTATGGCAACACCAATGCCTTGTGCTATGCTGTCACAGCCGGACGTATTTCACCTTGGGTGATATACAATTCAGAATCAGGACAACGGTTCTTGAGTGAACTGAGTTCAGAACAAGTGGCCATGATATGGCCCTACATTGACTCAGATGCTTGGCAACGTAAGTTTGCAAACTACCCAGCGGACCAGGAGTATGCCAAAGAAATATTGAAACAAGCAGGATGGTAACATGATCAAAGCAATTCATCAGAGTGGACGTTATATGCAAGTGATAGGCGGAAGCGCCAGCACCTATGTAAATGGCAACCCACACGCCCAGGGTGTTGGTAACTTACGATTCAACACCAGCGGTCAGCGCCTGGAAGTATACGACGGCAGCAGTTGGTTAGAACTAAACATGCCACATGTAAGTGTAGGTCTAAACCCAGATGCTGAGGCAGCAATAGAATGGGCACATCGACAAATGACAGAAGAAAAAAGACTTGAGGCCTTGGCCAAAGACCATCCTGCTGTGGCAGACGCAGTTGCGGCAGTTGAAAAGGCCCAAGAGCAGGTTCGTATTGTGACAGCATTGGTGCAAGAATGAGCGCAGACATTGACATTGACTTTGCCAACAGAGATTATGTGCTGAAATTGATTCAGCACACTCCAGCACGACAAAGCAATGGAAGAAAGCACAACTCGGGTGTGTATGTAACCAATATACCACAGGATCCTGTCAATCGCTGTGCGGCACTAGATTATGAAACTGCTGAACAGCGTGGATACTTCAAACTGGACTTTTTGAACATGAGTGTGTACCAATTGGTTCAGGATCCTGTACACTACGAGCAAATGTTGTCTACAACACCCCCATGGGAAAGACTATGGACTGATTGTGAGTGGGCACGTCAATTGGTACACGTGGGCAATTATACAGATTTGCTGGCCAATATGCGACCAGATTCAATCCCTAGGATGGCGGCTTTTATCAGTATCATTCGTCCAGGCAAAGCACACTTACAAACACGCCCTTGGGCAGAAGTATTTGCCGGTGTTTGGGACGGAGATGATAGTCAAGGATTTGTGTTTAAAAAGAGTCATTCAATAAGTTACGCAATGTTGGTTGCGCTTCATATGAATTTGCTCAATCAACCCGACGTACAAGCGTAATACTCTTTCTTTTGCTCTTTTTGCGAGCAATGTCGTTCAAACTGCATATGGGGCCATGCAGAATTTCCAAATCTTTGTTGGCAAATGTTCTGAGTGTGGGACGGAACAGGTCCCATTCCCCGCGCAAGAATATATTGATAGGTATGCTACGATTGCTTTCCCACCACCAGGTGTTGGCCAGATCTATAAACCTGCGTTTTTGTTCCGTATCTTGCACAGCCCCAAAGTCGTAGATGGTGGTGATAGCATCATCGCGATTTTGTACTATGCCCACATACTCGTTACTGGCGTAGATGCACAGGGTTATAAAGGGATATTTTTCCGCTAATTTTTGAAATAAGTCACTGCCCATAAGTTTCATTCGGTTTATTTATACAGTAAACTTTTAGGTAAATATTTGGAACTATGTATTCAACCACCGCCTACATTTATCAACAGATCCAGAGAATTTTATTAATCGACACTTCAGGCGAGGGTGATACGTTTGTCCGGAGGTGGGAACCAGTGTACGCAAAAAAACTAACAATCAACAAGGGCGTGGATAACGTGATCTTGTTTGAATTTGTCAACCAAGACCAAAAACCAGTGAACATCACCGGTAGTGATCTCATGTTCAGATTGATCAATCTGCCAGGAGACGTTCAACTGCTGGAAAAGCCCATGGTCATACTCAATTCTGTAACAGGTCGTGCCAAGGTGACTCTGTTGGCAGCAGAAACTACAGAATTGCCAACAGAGCCTGCCAGTTACTCCATAGATAGAACCAGCGGTAATTTGACAGAAGCAGTGTTTGTTAATGCACAAGCACAGGCCCGTGCTGACGTGGATATCCAAGATAGTGTACTGCCAGAATTTGTGCCCAGTCACACTGTGACCATACCCACCATATATGGCCCAGAGATTTATTTAAATCCGGTCAATGCTGGCAACTATCCAGACTGGGCTCTCAATCCGCCCAGTATTGGCAACACAACTCCCAACCCCGAACGTTACACCAGTCATGTGCCCACAGTCGGTGCCAGCCAAACCACTTTCCAGTTGACCATGGATCACTTTACTGGCAACGTCAAAGCCCAGGCAGCCGAAAATTACGAAAGTATCTGGTACGATGTCAGCAACATCAACACCTATCTCAACAGAACTGGTCAAGACTATATCAATGTGTTGGGTTACCATCCCTTGTTGCGCTTGGCCATCAACAGTTATTCGGGTGCAGAGATTGTGAGTATGGCCACAGCCAATGCCACAGTGGCCAATGGTGTGGTCACAGGCATCACTGTAGTTAATTCGGGCAATGGATATCTAGCACCACCCAAGGTATCAATCATTGGCTTTGGTGCAGGTGCTGTGGCCGAGGCAGAAATCTCCGATGGCATAGTAAGTGCCATAAATGTTATTGAAGGAGGCACTGGCTACGTGCCCGGACCGGCCAATCCAAATCAGGCTGTTCAGGTGGTTATTTCAACCGGCGCTATCGTAGACATACTTAGTAGATGACATTTAAAAAAATTGTAGGGTTTGGTGACTCCTGGATGTACGGAGATGAGTTGCTGGATCCTGCGCTGATTCAACAGCATTCTGACGCACACACATGCTGGCATCAAAACGATGACTATCGCAACAGTCATAACTTTTTAGGATTACTGGGCAAACACTATTCTGTACCCGTAGAAAATTTTGGTGTGCCGGGCGGAAGTATGCAGAGTTCTATCTGGACTTTTCAGTGGTGGCTGGAACATGAATCTGTGCCAGAAGATTGCCTAGTGCTGGTAGGACATACTGATTCGGATCGACTGAGTTTTTACAATCCCAATCACCGCAGTTACTCCAATGATCCTCCCTGGAACAAGTTCATACACTCTACCTGGGTAGAATATGGATCCAGTGTTGTACCCGAAGAGTTCAGAACCATGATCAAACAGCAGTTGGTCCTGACCAATTGTGCAGAACTGGCTAGACTCAATCACATGCAGACCCTGATGTTCTTTGATGGCATAGCAGCCAGACGCAACATACCCGTCATGCAGTTTCATATCATGCCGGCTGATAATCAAATGAATCTCCCAACAGAGATCTGGCCCGGCTTTGCAACCACCGTGTGGTTTCGTGATCACCCAGGAAATCAAAAGCGCGAATTGATTATGCCCGGTGGCCATCCCAACGAAATTGGGCACGAAATGATTGCCAACAAGTTGATTTCTACCATAGATTCTGCTACAATGTAGCAATGCTTGATATACTTCAGTACCTGCCTGCGAAAAGAAAACCCAGTCCACAAGGCTGGCTGAGTTTCAATGCGGTGTGTTGTACTCATAATAGCAACAGCCTGGATCGACGTGGACGTGGTGGTATCAAGGTAACCGAACAAGGGTGGAGTTATCACTGCTTCAACTGTGCCTACACAGCCAGTTTTGTTCTAGGTCGCACAGTGAGTTTCAAGGCCAAGAGATTGCTGTCATGGATGGGTGTGCCCGACAGTGAGATTGACATGCTGAATCTCGAAAGCCTGCGTCATCGTAGCATACACGGCATCATTGAAGACCGACAACGAGTATTCAACACACTCAGTGACATCAAGTTTGAAGAGTCGGATGACTTTCCGCCTTTTTCAGAAGTGGTCACACCGGAACATCCTCTCTACTGGAACTATATCAGGCAACGTCATGTGCCCGAAGACTTTCCTATAATGACTGCAATCAAGAACGATGGAGTTCATTGGGTCAGACCATTTGTGTTGGTGCCTTTTACATACGACAATCGGGTGGTGGGCTGGTGTGCTAGATTCCTAGATGACAAACAGCCACGGTACATCAATCACTCACAACCGGGATATGTGTTTGGCACAGACTTACAACACTCAGATTGGCAACATGTACTTGTGATGGAAGGTATCTTTGATGCACTTTCAATTGGTGGGCTTGCTGTGATGCATAATACCATTAGTGACAGTCAAGCAAGATTGATACGCAGTCTTGGACGTGAAGTCACTGTGGTACCTGATCAAGACACAGCAGGTGTGGAACTGATTGACCGTGCTCAGGAACTGGGCTGGGCAGTGAGCATACCCGAATGGCCAGAAGGATGTAAAGACGTCAATGACGCTGTGATAAAACTGGGCAGACTGGGAGCCCTGCTAACTATTATGGCCGCAAGAGAAACCAGTAAGATCAAAATAGAAATAAGGAAACGACAACTTGTTAAAAGAATACGGACTTGACGTCCAACGACTATTTCTAGAGATGATGTTGGAAGACGCAACAAGTTATGTGCGTGTTCAAAACATCTATAACCCGCAGAACTTTGACAAGAGTTTGAGACCAGCGGCTGAGTTTATCAAAGAACACTCAGACAAACACAAGACCATGCCCGACAGGTCACAAATATCTGCAACCACTGGTGTTCGACTTGCACCCGTGCCAGACCTAAACGAAGGTCACTTTGACTGGTTCATGGGCGAGTTTGAAGCATTTACTCGACGTCAAGAACTTGAGCGTGCTATTTTAAAATCAGCAGACTTGTTGGAGAAGGGCGAGTTTGAACCCGTTGAAAAACTTATCAAAGATGCAGTACAAATTTCACTTACCAAAGACATGGGCACGGATTACTTTGCTGATCCTAAGTCTCGCATTGAAAAATACTTCAACTCGGGTGGACAAGTAAGCACAGGTTGGCCACAACTGGACAGACTGCTGTATGGCGGATTTTCGCGTGGTGAACTCAATATCTTTGCAGGTGGTTCTGGTTCAGGTAAGAGTCTGGTCATGATGAACATTGCGCTCAACTGGTTGCAACAAGGCTTGAGTGGTGTTTATATCACACTAGAACTTTCAGAAGAACTCACAAGTTTGCGTACTGATGCCATGTTGACCAACATGAGTACCAAAGACATCCGTCGTGACATGGACACAACTGAACTCAAGGTCAAACTAGTGGCCAAAAAGTCCGGCAACTATCAAGTGAAAGGCCTGCCAGCACAGAGCAACATCAACGACATTCGTGCTTATTTGAAAGAATATCAAATTCAAACAGGCAAGCGAGTGGACTTTGTGATGATTGACTATTTGGACTTGTTGATGCCGGTGAGTGCAAAAGTCAGCCCCAATGACTTGTTTGTGAAAGACAAGTATGTGAGTGAAGAACTGCGTAACTTGGCCAAAGAACTGGCTGTGTTGATGGTCACAGCGTCGCAGTTGAATCGGTCGGCTGTGGAAGAAGTAGAGTTTGATCACTCGCATATTTCAGGTGGTATTTCAAAGATTAACACAGCAGACAACGTGTTTGGTATCTTTACAAGTAGAGCAATGAAAGAGCGTGGCAAGTATCAAATACAATGTATGAAGAGTCGGAGTTCAACAGGTGTAGGACAAAAGATTGACTTGGAATACAACATCGAAACCATGCGTATCACAGATGAGGGCGGAGACGAGAAGGACAACTTCCGTGGTGGTGCCAAACCCAGCATCATGGATTCAATCAAGGCCCGAAGTCAAGTCAAATCCGCAGAAGAAGGCGAGTCCAGTAACCCGCCCTGGGAACGTGCTCGACCTCGAGAAGACTTTGATCTAGAAGCCCCCAAGATCACTGCCGACGTGCAAAGTGCCAAACTAAAGACGTTGCTGGGACAAATCAAAACCAGTGGATAACAGCAGTGTTTGATTACAATAGTTGGCGTGATCAACAACTAGGTGGATTCGCAGGTGTACGGCCCACAGATATTCTTGCGCAAGAGCAAGTAATGTTGGATTTTGTAAAAAATCACAATACTATTTGTTGGAAATGGCTGGGAGACAATACCAGGTTCAAATTGATATGCCAACAGCATTTTTGCATCACCGATGGCCGGGCTCAAGGTGTAATTTTGTTTGGTCAACACCTGCATCGCATGACCACTAAAAGGCTGGTAACCAAGGTAAAAGAAATTACGAAAGACTTTGATTATGCCTATGTAGCAGTCAATCGTTACGAAGTGATCAGTCATGATTTTGACATGATATTGCCTGATACAATTGAGGAATCGTTGGACTGTCTAATGCAGTATTGTGATCCTCGATTCACAAGACTTCATACTTTTGATCAAGTGGACGGCAATCATATGGTTGCCGCGCACCCAATGGATTGTTACAGACTATGCAAGTTATAACATCTTATCTGGACCAAGGACCTATTAGGGCTGTTCAACAGTGGCGATTGTATCATCTGAGTAGACCCAATCTAAAACAATGGCGGCAAACACGACATGGCAAAAGATATGTGCTTGACAGCACTGACCATTGGATACTGAATAATCTGCCTGATAAAAGGCTAACACTAGTTGATTGTGCTGGTTGGTATTTTAAACAATTTGGTATTGCTACCACTTGCCTAGAGTCAGATGAAATTGCCAAACACTACTGGCCCTCATGCCATGTTGAGCCTGACATATTCACACATCGGCCCACCTATATATCCACAGCCGATCCGGTTGTGTTTAAATACTCTTGGTTTTTGAGATATGCCACCGTTGAGCAATTTGTTGAGTTTATTCAAGTCTGGGTGCAATCTACAACCGTTATCAATTTTGAGCCTCGCTATGTGCAACACAATCATCTCAAACACAGGCTAGTGGACCAGGTACGACCCATGATAAAATTTGATATTCAAGAGGTAGATCACAATTTATGGATCCTTGAGCCATGATCAAACAGTGTGTGTTGATGCAACACGGATTGACTTTGCACTCAAAAGGCCTGGGCACTTGCTGTTACAATTACAACAATCCCAAAAGTAATAGTGGTTATGATATAGACCCAGTGGCATGTGCCACTTGCGTTGATCAAGAAAATGCCAACATAAAAAGTTATCGGCAAGGAGCCAATGAGCAGTATGGTTTATCACATGACCACCGCGATCCATTGGTGTTGGATTTGTCACCTAATCTGAATTGTAATCTTGTTTGTAAAATTTGCGATGAAAACAGAAGTAGTAGTTGGGCCAAACTCAAACAAATCAAAATTCACCAAGATTACAATGTGTCAATTGATAAATTTGTGTCCGTGCTTGGATCCGTTGACATGACGCACGTGAAAGAAATAAATTTTTCGGGTGGAGAGCCATTGTTAAACAACAACATGATTCGATATCTTGAGAAGTTGGAAAATCAAATTGATTTTTCCAAATGCACACTTAGGTTCAGTACCAATGGTACTGTGCCATTGACTGCAAAGATGTCAAATTTTTTCTTGAAGTTCAAATTGGTATTGGCTAGATTTAGCATTGATGACGTAGAGGCAGGATTTGAATATCAACGATGTCCTGCAAAATGGGCACAATGCCAGACAAATTGGCAACTGTTCTTGGACAACATGCCACACAATATCATTCCCAGTATCAATCGAACTGTGAGTATACTGAATATTAGAAGATTGCACCTGCTGGATCAATGGCATGATAATTATCTGCTGACTAGATTCGGCGACCCAATTGAATTGATTGATCATCAGGCTTTTGGTGATTACAGTTTGAATCATCTCACGTCAGCCCTCAAGCAGGACATACTGCTCCGTGGATCAATTCGTGCTCAAGATGCGGTGCGATCTTACACACCCGGCAACGTGCAAAAATTGATTTCGGTGATTCAACAACACGATGCCTTGCACCATACTAGTATCATGGATTTTGATGCTGAATTGTATAGATTGATTTGTGAATGAAAATAACAATTGTATTTTGCGAAGGTCATGGTGGACATTTTTTTAGATCTCTCTTGCTGAATCATCCGTTAGACATGGTTGCTTTTAAAATGTCAGACCTTATGGGCCAACCTCACCCAGGGCTAGAGGTCATTGTGACTCACAGTGTGGATCAAGTTGCGCTGTCAGATTTGGTATTTAGGATTTTGCCGACACACAATATCTACAATCCTATCTATAATGTTTTTATGAAAAAAATGTTGCCGGAGGACTTTCCTGGATTTGACTTGGTCAATTGGGCGGATGATACTGTATTTTGGTACGACAAGTGCTACTGTCTGATCAAGGAATATTTTGATAGAATACACAGAGATATTGCAACAAATAACATTGCCAATATCATTGATTTTGATCGTTTGACCAAGCCAGAGTATCTTGCTGATTTGTTAGATCAACACCTTGGCCTGGCATTTGATCACAATCGTCGTGCATTTGCAGAAAAATATGCCCAATTACAACTGCCGATTGCTCTGGCAGATGATGACGCCACATCAATGCAGGATATTTTGGCACCCATTACTGATCAAATGTTGAGGCAAAATCCATGGTTTTGGGCCTATGCTGTGTTTAAATTTGAACACAACAACAATTTAACAGAACAGGATCGTGCATGGTCTATCGACAATTGCAAAATCCCCCAAACCCGCTACGATTTGTTGCAATATCAATTTCTCAAACAAACTGAATCAAATAAATAACTCAAAGGTCACTGACTCAAATGCAAAAACGCACCAGAAGTTTGTTAGAAGAATTGGACTCAATGTATGTTGAGCGTGAGCGCCATCTAGTGATAGAGAGCCGTGCTAGTAATGTGATAGCCAG